GGGGCATCTCTTCTGGTTGCTCCTCTATTCCTGTGTTCATCATCAGCTCAGAGAAATCAGGCTCTACCTGCTCTCCAGCTTCCAAGGGTATTAGTATGTTATCCGATTCGTCATACCCTGCTAGCATACTGGCATATTGCTCTATTCCATCGTCTTCATCATCCAGGAAGCTTAGATCAACATCATCAGCTCTCTTTGGAGACAGCACCATTAGGTTCAAGAAAACCTTATCCATTCCCTTACTCCTTCGGTAGTCTTGCTCCATAATGAATAGGCGATCTAATCCTACCATTCCCATTGTCTTAATTGTAGGCAAACTTATGTTCTCTTTAATAGGCTTAAAATCTGCTATTCTCTCTCCTTTTGGTAAAAACATCAGTGAAGGGTCCAGGTTGTCATTGAGCGTAAGACATGCTACAAAGGATAAACTTGAACCTATCTTGTTCTTATTTGTGTATAAAAGTTCTGGTGGCAGTCTGACTGATTCTAAACTGACAGGTATTAATCCTTCCGAGTGAGGTGGATATACAACCAACCTCTGGTAGAACTGTTGCTCCTCCTCGCCTCTATACACTATTCTAGAGCACTTGAAATTGGGTTGGGTTATTTCCTCCAACTTGACTTGTATTGAGTCCATCTTCTCTAAGAGGCTCATCTCTCCAACTGAGAATGGGTCTTTGCTCATGTCATACCTAGGGCTGTGTCTAAGGAGGTGCAGGTACAATTGATCCTGATCGAAACCTGATGTCAATAGGTCAACCTTGGGGTAGTAGCTGACCGCAATCGACATATAATCTGTTGCTTGTGCATTGCTCTGCCTTATGGTCACTGTTTGTAATGTTTTCTTGCTTAGCTCCCGCTCCTCAATCTGGTGGTAGTATGTAGCTTCATAAGATGGATGTCTGATCATCATTGGGTGCTGAGGGTTCTTGAACGATTCACGTATGAACTTGGCATACGACTCTCCTGACGCTGATGAATACGTGAAGAAGGGAGACATAATGGTTATCTTATCAGTGGTTGGGTATGCTATTATACTTCTATAAGAGGATTTAGCCCTTGAGTTGCTAATTGACGTAACAACCATCTTTTCAGTTAGAGAAAGCAGATCTTTGGTATACTCTTCTTTTGGCTTAAATAGGTCTCTGGTCTCGAAGCGCAGAGTGTTTTCCGTCTCTAAATATACATAAGCCGTGTCTTCGTTCTT